GCTCCATTATTGTTGATATTATTATTCAGAGAATTTAAAATATCTACACCAAAAGAATTTAATGCATAATCGCCAGATTCATCATAAGTTCTCTGTGCAAAGTAATCTCTAATAATAGAATATACAGATTTATCCTGTAATTTCTTTATCTGACCATTATCAATTTTTACCAGTTCTACAAAGTTTTTATCGTCATAGTCATCAAGTAATTTTTTACTTAATGTTGTTGAAATTTTAAAACGATCTGCACCAGGAGATGCAAAGTTAGAAAAACCCCTTGCATTATCATTCAGTGATTCATCATCATCTGATGTAATAATTTCTTCTAATATTGTTAGACCAACTCTATAACTTGGAGAATTACTATATGGTTCTAGTACTAAAACAGAGTCTGTAACGTTTACAAAAGTTCCTCTAATAAAATAAACACCACTACTTAGATTGACCGCAGATCCAGTAGCTGCTGCATTAAGGCTGACTAGTGATGCAACAGTGCTACCTGAATTAATAGTCGTGTTTCCATAAGTAATATTATCTAAGGTTATTAAAAGTTCACCATCTTCAAACACTGATTTTTCAAAATCAGATCCCGATTCCTCATACCTTATGTACAGAGTAATATCTTCTACACCTTCATCTGGTGGAAGAGTATAATTTTTAATCTGTGCTGTTACACCAGAATTTTGACCCTTTACGGTTGCACCAATTAAATTATCAAGATAAATTGAAACATCTAATCCAAGATGTGTTGGATTTATTTTTAATGAATTATACTTTGTATCAACGGTTATACCTCCTGGTATAACCATAGATCCTTCTTTAAAGATATGACTTCCAAAAGACTCTACTTGATTTTGTAGAATTGATTGTAGAGTCGTTAATTCTCTTGCTTGGACTGGATATCCTGGTTTAAATAATACTCGATAAAAATTCTTATCGGCGTCAAAATCGTCGTAATATGGATTTATATTTAAATTAGTTTTCTGTGGCATTTTTTAAAATTCCAAGATAATTTTAATGTCCTCTTTTTGGCGTGTATTCCTTGTGATTAACGGTCTGTTATCCAAGTAAATTATTTGCCCCGATCCTTTATTTATCTCAGGTTGTGCAAGACCACTATTGAAATAAACGCCTAAATTGATAATCTTGTTTCCTGTTGGATTTGTACTGACACCAATAAAATTGGTATCTACTGATGCAGAAAATCCAGAAGTGCTTCCACCAATTGGTTGGGAAGACGCCTCAAATGGTAAAACTTGTGACCTAGTTGAAATACCAACAGAATCGGTCTGATCATATGTAGTTGGGTTATAGTATAAGGATCTATCCTGAATATACTTCAAGACTTCTGTTTCCGAATCATAAGAAACTACATATCCATATGCAATACCACCAGATACAGATTGAGATATTTTTTCTCCAATTGTAGGAACTACTCCTACACTCATCGATCCAGGAGAAAACTTAATTGCATATGTAGAAGAGAATTGACTTCCAGAATAAAGTGCTGTTGAACCAATTGAAGTTGGATTCTTCAAAATTCCAACCTGAGCAAATCTAGTATCTATTGGAAAATCTTTATCAGAATCATCAAATCTTGCATACAACATGATTCTATCAGTACCAAGCTCTTCATAGATATCAAATCCATGACCCTTTTGTGGTGGAATCATTGGAAGTAGTCTTGCATACTCTGATATCGCATTGATAGTAGGTGTTTCAAGATCAACTTGGGCATATGTGTATCCCTTTCCACCAGATGTCACTACGGCATCTGTTATCTTTCCACTAGTTACAGTTAAAACTGCCTTAGCACCTTCACCATCACCCCTAATATTAACTTCTTTGTTGTTTAGTGCTGACGAATATCCAGATCCAGTTTTATCAATATAAACTTTTTTAATTTGGTTATTATTTACATCAGAATCAGCATTTTCTCTTACTGCCTGTATTTGAGCGTCTGATGATGTTAACCAATCATTGGGTACTGTAATGTATTCCGTAGAATCAAACTTAACAATGTCGCCAGGGGAAACACTGAACAGATATTTCCAAAGATATCCATCTCCACTTTCGCCAGCACGCGATGGTTCTAAATCTGTAAATAGTGGCTCGTCCTGAGATGCATTTCCAATAGTACTAATACCAGAAGAACCATTGTCTATACAAATGTAGACCCTATAATCACTATTCATGACATAGTAATTCGAATCATACAATCTTGCAGATTGTGTCAATGGTGAAGGATTTTCGAGACTATAATCGGATCTATACATCTCATAGCGAGTTCCAGAAACCCAATCAATTCTTCTAATAACTCTTCTTACATTAGAAGAAGTTACTCTTTTACCATACATCATAGTGTCTGATGCATGATAGTTATTAGAAATATTGTCTTTCGGTGCAATATCTAATGTATTCCAGTTTGGATCTCTACCAAATCCACTTACCGATGGGTTTGGTAGTCCAACAAAAACGTAGTACGAATTATTTGGGTTCTCAAAAGATTCTATAAAATTTGTCGCGTTTAATATTCTAAACTGATCTGTTACAATTGCGGACATATTAATAGTTTTTTCTCTATTTATACCAATTTATGGAAGCGTGATCACATCAAATACATCCGTTGATACTTTACGAACTGGTCCAATACTTCTCAATCCAAATTTTCTTCTTTGAGCAGTTGCAAAAGTACTTAATCCAGAATCAACAACAAGACCAGTTACACCAATAGAAATTGGATTAGTTAAAGATCTTGTGAGATTGGTTATTCTACCCCAAGAGAATGATCCAACTGGATTCTCTCTTGTTCCCGTAGTTGCTATACCGACGATATTTGTTCCAGAATCTATATTACAAATGATATCTGCTCTATCTCCAACTCTGGATATAGATTGGATGTAGTAAATATTGTCAAGGAAAGATGTTCCAATACCAACAACGCTTGCATCTTCAGTTCCTACTGATGTTACGCCATATCCAATATTTGTTCCAGTGATATAAATTGGATATCCAGCATTCAGAGCATTAAAATTATATGCTGGGGATCTTCTTTGTAGGAAGATCTGTAATGCTAGTGGATGTCCACCAGTACCATTAGTTGTGGTTATTCCAGTAATAATTCCTGAGAATCCTGTTACATCATTTCCATCTGGACCACCATTAATACGCTCAACATTATAACTTGGTGGACTTACGAGTGCTTGTGGTGCAACAGTATATCCATAACCAGGACTGGTTATAGTTATCGAAGTAACTATTCCAGAAGTAAGGTGTGCAGTTGCTATTGCAGTAGATCCTATTCCAGTGTTACCGAAATAATCTAGTGCTGGTGGATTAGAGAACTTAACTGCCAATGTAGTGACTCCGTATCCAGATCCGCCATTATCAATAGATACTGACGTTACTTCACCAGAAGTTATTGTGGTTGATAATTTTGCACTTACAGGATCTGTACCATCCGTAACTAATAATCCAATACCATCAATGACAACTCCATAATCGTTCTGCTCAATTTTAAAGAATTCTGCATCATCTACAAATATTGTAGTATCAGAAGAATTGAAATCCCAAATTAACTTCGCTGTTGGGTAGATTTGAGCTTCAATAGAATCCCGTGTTTTATAAACAGGATCACCATTAATGTATCTGTCTCTCTTTTGTTTTGTCCAGTACAGTGGTCTCTTGAAGTTTTCATCAATACCCAAACCAGAATATAGATTTGTTTCTAAAACGTCAGAACTTGCAACATTATAAACTATTCTTGGATCCTGTTGAATTGGATAACTATTAGATCCATAAAGTTCTATAATATCACCATTCTTAATTGTTTCTGTGATATTAATCAATCTACTATCAACTCCACGAGTTCCTCTATAAAAATAGATTGAGATATCTGCATCTGCAACTGGTGCAGTAGAGAATGTAAATGAAGTTCCCCCATCAAAGTTATAAGCAACTCCTGGTTCTTGAATTACACCGTTGATAAAGATCAAGAGTACAGAAGATAGATCTATATCAGCAGATCCCGAAATATCTGGATCTATTTCAATAGAGAGTAATTGTGAATTGTAATTCAATGGGAATCTTGTTCTAACACCATCCTGAAGTGTCTTAATGCTATCGATAAAATCAAGTTCACCAAACTGCCATGATGCAAATGAATCGTCGAATATATCAATAACAGTTAGTTCAAAGTCTTCGATAGGTGCGGTTAATCCATATGCAGTGACTAAACCAACAGGTTTTATAACATCACCAATCTCAAAATTGTATCCAGGTCTTGTTGCCTTAAAGGATTTAACTTCGAATAGTGTTGATCCTATTCCAGTTCTGGAACTTGCACCAACTTCAAGTGAAACTAGTAATCCAGTTCCAGTTTCTGTTGTAGCACCAGTAGCAACTCTTGAAACACCAATTACTGGGAGGTTTTCGTATGAAGGTTCTGGAATCATTGCATATGGACTTGTATACCCTATTCCAGGGACAGAAACACTAAATCCAGTGATTGTTCCCCCAGAACCGATGGTGGCATTCAGGACAGCACCTGTGCCAACTCCACTAATATCGGTAACACCTATTGAGATGTTGCTTCCATAATAACCAGATCCATAAACGATAGATCCTTCAAAGGTAACAGATGTGCCAATACCAACAGCATTTAGGGATAGATTGTTGATAAAGACGGAAGAAATTCCAATAGAATTAACAACAGTATCTGGTTGAATAATACCTTCAACTGCCTTTATTCTTTGTCCAACAGTTAATGCACCAGTTGCAATTCCAGTAAGAACATCTGTCGTAATTCCAATTGTTGCAGATAGGGATGCACCATCTATAAATGAAGTTGTAAATCCTGCCGAAAGAATAGATCCGCCAGTACCAACAACAATATCAATATGAGACGTTGGAACACCTACTAGTGGTGCATATCCCAATCCATTTGTTGATCCAAAAGCAACAATAACACCACCTCTTGGAAGTTGATTCTGATTCACATCGAATTGATTTAGTACAACATCACCACTTTCAGAAGTAATACCAGTAAATTCTATAAAGGATTGAGATGCATTTGCAGTGTAAAGATAATTATTTCCAGCGTTATTTGATGTTGTTGGTGTCTGGTAAATATCATTGATAAAGACTACCCCACTGCCAGTTTCAATACCAGTAGTGCTTATTCCCTGAACAGTAATTTCAAAAGTTTGTCCAATACCAGTGAATTGATCAGAAAGATCATCATATATAACATTCTTTGTATAATCTTTTCTGAGGTAGACTCTACCACCGAAGGCATCTCTTACTCCAACTAAGTTGTCTAGACCAATTTTTTCATTTGCATTTCCTTTTGGTGGATCTGTAAAATGAATTTTAGTTCCAGATATTGTGTATGCTCCTCTATAAACTCTTGCAATATCCCCATCACTATGGGTAGTTGCTGACGTTCCGACAGAACCACGGAAAACTTCGGCAAGTTTATAAGTTCCAAATCCAACAATTGGACCAGTAGATTCTGTCGCCAATCCAACATTAACAACTTTTACATATTCATCATTGATTAACATCAAATCTTTTGACCTGATGGTTGCAATACCTGTCAGTGAGATATATGTATTTGCCAAACCAACCGTACCAGATGGGTTACTATCTAATGCATATGCAATAGGTGTATACGTTAGAGGTTTTTGTACAACACCATTTAGAGATATGATGGTTTTTGTGTCACGTTGAACCATTTCAAGTTCGTGTGCATTACCAGATCCAGTAGAAGTAAATGTGACGTAAATTCCAGCATTTGCATAATCTTTTCTTGTAGAAAGTTTGATGTTATCTTCATCAATCTTAATTGCATACACTCTTGATGGTAAGATGTCAGTTAAGATGCCAACAGAGTTTAGTGTCTCACCAATTCCAACAGAAGATGCCGATAGACCAGGGAAAGTAGATGTTGGGTTGTAGATTAACTCCTCACCAGTCTGGAAGAAGTGTGATTGAATGTTAATTAATCCAGTTTCATAGTTTACTTGTGAAGTGTTATATGGTGTAAATGATTTTTTGAAGATTGGAATTCCTTCATAAGTTGCGTCGAATGA